GCCAATTGCTCCCACTTGTAGTTATCGTTATCAGCTTCGATAAACATGTCGAAAACCATTCCGACAGTGATATGTTCCAAATCTTCCATTGATAACCCAAGTCGGCAACACCTGAGCAAGAAAAGAGCCGCCGTTAGTTTCCTTTCCGACGGCTTACTGTGTTTTTTGGCTGTACTGTTGTTATATTGGATTTTTGCCAAAGCTGTACGATCTTCGGAGCGACCTCATTAAACGGGAATGACTCGAAACTATCAAGCCAGTCATTTATATCATCCGAGATTTCCCCGTTATCATCGCCCTGTTTAGCCATGATGAAAGCTAAATTCTGCATGATTACCATCGCATCACCGGAAACATCCTCCGTTGTAAGCTTGTTAAAATCCTCAAACAAATCTCGATTAAACTGGTCACGATAGCGGCGGAGTGTTGACCCCGTCGCTTTGAACTTTATATCCCGACCGTCAATATTGATTATTTCCGTCATGGGATTTCCTTTCTTATGACTCCACTGCACTAAACCAAGTAGCATAAGCCGCATCGCTTGAGACACAAGAATACTTAACTTTGTCATCAGCAAGTCTCGGAATAGCTACGATGTTAACTGTGTTGGTCTGAGGAGTGATTGAAGCTTCCTTCGTTGAGCCGCTAAGAGCCGGTCTTGATGCTGTGACTCTCAGGAGCCATACACGTTTACCCGTATCGGTTGCGCCAGCTAACTCAAACTGGAAACCAAGAGCAAATTCCTTTGGCTCATCTGTTGCTGACTCGGTAACGATCCCGCTTGTGCTGTCCTTGGTCTGTCCAAGAACGGTCTGCAAAAATGTATCTGCGCTTGCTGTATCCTCAAACTCGATTGAGCCGGAATAACCGTTATTTACATTTCCATGCCACCATGTTGTGTTATCAGCAAACTCATCAACTGCATCGCCCTGAGCATCGAGCGAGATTGACTTAGCGCCCGGAATTGCTACGGGTGTATCGTAAGTCAATGCACCTGTTCCGTCATCGGTTGAAATTGCATAATGAGCATTTTTGATACCATATCTGATTCTACCCATTGATTACTACCTCCATTTGATATAAAACCTCATACATCTTTTCATCCTTGATGTACTGTTCGGATTTTTCATAAAAAAAGCCATGCTCTTTTAGCACGGCTTCAAGTTCGTTTTCAATCGAAAACTCTTTATTGTCTGTATATAGTTCGATGTTTAAACGGTTTATGTTTGACCATACAACATTATCGGCACTCTCATTATCGGAGCTTGGATAATAAAAAATCAAATACGGTAATTCAGGAGCGCTACCCTCATCATAATGATGATATATATAACCGTTTACCCCAGTTCTTGATGCCATTTCTGACATCATTAAATTAACTTCCTGTAAGGTCATTTCGATAACTTCCTTTCCAACCGTTCAAGTACATCCTTTTGCGCAAAATCATTAACATCCGCAATATGAGGAAATGCTGATGATCTGCCGCCGTTTCGTAGCGCATGACCAAATTCGAGCAAATGTGTAAGACCCGGCTTTGATTTGTTGTAAACCGTTGCTGATGTTTCCAAGCGCTCTTTTGTAACTTCAATCGCCCAGCCTTTGGGATATTCTTCCCAAGTGGTACGGCCTTGATTAAATTTCCGAATCTGCTTCTGGGATTCCTTTGCGGTTTCCTCAACGGATTCCGTCAATGCCTGTGCAGCTTCGTCACCGTAATCTTCTAAGATTTTTTGAATCTCCGCCGCAAAGCTTTCCGAATTAATCACCGTTGCCATTTTGCACACCTATATCTTTTTGAACATATAACTCAATGTAATCCATATTGGCGTTATAAGTGCGATACACCGAATAACGCACCTCGTGAAACTCAATGACCGTCTCACCGTCATAGTCTCCGGCAAAAACCGTAAATTTTAAATCCGGCTTAAGCCCTGATTGCTGACCGGAAAAAAACTCCGTTTGCGTTACCGAATGGCTGTCACAAAAAACCTCGCGGACGGTCTCGACCTTGCGGCCAACACCGAACTCGTCTTTTACATACTCAAATCTTATTAATTTTAAGGTATCGGATATATTCATAAGCCTTACCCCTCGGTCTGCATTTTTTCTGAAAAGACCCTTTGATTTATGGCATACCTTAACATCCTCGGCATGCCCTCGCCTGTGTCCCTCTTGCGCCACAACCAAGCTGCATACATGACTACAAGCTGGGAGTCGCTTGCTGTATCAACAAGCGTTGCTCCCTCCCTTGTAATTTCAGATTTTGCTACTTCGACATACTGAGCGAGTCGCTCATCAAATGCCGTTGTGGTTATACCGCAATCAATTTTTAACATTGTAAGTAACTCGCTATTTGTCATTTATGCCACCTCTCTGATTATGACTTTGTAACGGTGATCTGATATGTCTTGGTGCTGTTGCCGTTCTCAACAACTACCTTAACAACATTATCAGCGCCAGCCGCCCAAGTGATATTAGCGCCGTTTACAACCTGCTTGGTTGTTGTGCCTGTTGTGTAGTAAAGTGTAACCTTTGCATTAGCATCCTCAGCGGTTGCTGTGATTGCGTCCTTAGCGTTGGTTGTTGCCGCTGTGTATACGGTTGTTCCGGCATCAAATGATGGTGAAAGTGTTACACCAGTAAGCTCTGCAAGGTCAACAACATTAGCCTTGTCAGCTACAAATGTCATTGATGCGTCAGGAGTTGTGTTCTTGACACCAAGTGCGACAAATGCCTCAGGAATAACCGGCTGTCCGTCATAACGTGCTGTACCCTTGAAAGCGGTTTGATCCTGAATGAAGAAAGCGTGCTCACTCTGAGCAAACTTAGCGCCGCCACGTTCAGCGAGGAGATAAAGCTCGAAATAACCGCCAATGATTACATTGTCAGGAATGAAGTCGAGAACCTCGATAACACCGCCCACGATTGGCATTGTTCCGTTCATGCCGGATACGATAGCGCCAGCCGCATTAATGGAAAGCGCCTGAGCCTGAAGATATGTGTATGTTGTTTCATTCATAACCCATACCTTGCCGCCTCTTGCATACTTGCCCTTTGCAGCGCCAGCATTAACGATCAGATCCTGGAAGAGCTGAACACCTGTGTTATTGGTTGTCTTAATGTTGCTTGTATGAAGGTCTGCCCAAGGTCTTGCGGTTGCCGGATAACTTGCTGGCTGAGATGTCTGAGCAAGTCTTGAAACGATACCGAGTGGCATCTTGCTGTTAGCTGATGTGTTGCGACCGTAAAGAATAGCCTTATCAAGTGCAAGACCGATAGCCTGTCCGATTGCGTCAAGCAGCTCTGCCGCAAGGTCAAGGTCTGAATCCTCAAGAACTGCATTGCAAACCTTGAAGAAACCGCCTACCTTATAGCAATCAACCTCAGCGTCATTGAATACCATATTCAGCTCGTTAAGAGCACCACAGCACTCAGTCCAAACGCCCTCAGGAACTGAACCCATGATAACTTCTCTTCCGGTGCCGGAAACAGGTCTTACTGTAACGTGCTTATAGAGCTTGGAATAATTCTCCACATTCTGACGGAGGAATCCAAGGAATACCTCAGGGATTGTAAGACCAACATTGGTCAGCTCTCTCTTCTCGGAAATGTGTGCTCTTACTTCACCAAGCCAAGCCTTTACATCTTCTCTCTCCATCATCGCTGTACGCTCTGCGATGTTCATATCTCTGAATGATCTCTTTGCAATATCCATTGCTCTTACCCCCGTAATATTGTTGTTTGTTCTTGCTTCCGGTGCCGGTGTTGGCTCTGCCGGAACCTCAGTTTCTTTTTCTGTTTCACGAAGCTCGTTTTCGAGTCCCTCGATAGTTGATTCAAGCTCGGACTTAGCCGCTTCATGCTCACCCTTTTCGGTCTCGAACTTCTCGATCTCTTCGTTGACCGCCTGTGTTTCCTCGTCGGTCGATGCTTCCTCGATTGATGCTGTTAACTCGGATTCACGCTTCTCAAACTCGGCATCCTTTGCCCTGAGCGCCTCCAGTTCCTTTTTCTTCGTATCAATCTTTTTTCGTAACATTAATGCTTTTAATGCCATTTTGATAACCTCGCTTTCGCCTGTTCTTTCCATGCGGAAAGTTTACGCTTCTCCATTTCTGCTTTCTGCTTCGCTCTTGCCGAGATGCTAGTCGCTTCATAAGCTGGGAACGTACATGGACTAACCTCATATAATGGGTCAGCTTTTTTAATCGTCCAATGTATTGTTCCGTCCTCACGAACAACGCAATCCTCTTCGGCGATATCGAAGCCGAAACTGCAGCCGGAAATGTCATGCCTTGCAATTCGTGCATAAGCATCCATTGCCTGTGTGTCTTTCGGGTTGATATGCACAACCCCCCACAATCCCACATCGGTATCACGTAGCTCCAAAGTACCGGCACTTGTGCGACCTAATACGAGGTCAGAATTGTGATTATATAAAGCTCTTACATCCCCATTGATTGACTCGCTAAAAGCTCCACGAGCAACGCTTTCGGTAGCGCCCTCGCAGACCTGATAAGTGTCATCATATCGGACGAAGTAACCCTCGATTATTGGATTCCCCTCATCGTCGGAACGTGTAGAGACTTCATGCATTTTAAAATATCTATTTTCCATGTTAGTCCTCCTCTTGTATCAATTTCTTTTGCTTATTGGTGTAATCAATGCCGATATAGTTTTCAAGCACTCGGTATTCATCCAATCCATCAACTGGACTCATACCAATACGGTCTCGAACCTCATTGCCGTTAACAAATCCACGGTCTGACAATGTGCCGAATACATTAGCAATGGTCTGTAAATCCCAATCCATTAATGACAGCGTGTTAAATTTCAAATACCACTTAGGATTGATGATTAGCTTTTTTGTAAGCTCCTGAGTAATGCCCAAGCAAATCGGTCTGACTTTATTTTGTATAAAGCTATTCCAAGCGGTTTGGTTGTATTCACCGACACCAAGCACAAATGGCGGAACACCGATGATTGATGCAACTGCTCTTTTGTCGAGCTGAACCACGTCAGAGATTGCAAGGTCTGATAAAGATAACGGTCTCACCTCTTGCACTTCGAACTGTTCAGCCGGAATAATCCACGGTGCTCCAGCTTCTCCGCTTTCAAGGTAATCTTCCCGTAATTTTTCACGTCCAGCCTTGCTTGAAAACTCTTCCGTCATAGCATCGACTTTTACAATCAATGACGGTTTCCATTTCGACTCCATGAATCCTTTTTCGGTTGCCGCCGCCTGTTTTAAGTTTTGAGCAACGTCCTTGAGGGAAATCTGTAATCCTCGACCTTTCCACAAATAAAACTTATCGGGATTATGGACGAAATGGAGTGTATCGCTTGGGTCTCTCGCAATGCCATCAATCAGAATCTTATAATCTCGGTAACTTCCGCCCACTGGCATGAGTGATACCCTTGATGCTGCAATAGGTTCGAGTGATTCCAAATAGCCTTGATAAGTATGAGGAACAACGATTGAATTGCCCGAACCGTAAAGCAACAGATTCATAACGATTGATTCCATCCATACCTTTCGGGTCATTGTAGGCATCGGGTCAATATCAATCTTCCGGGATAGCTCATTTACAATTCTGACATCACCCTGCGCTGTGTTGCTCATCAGGTGGATTGTCATTGAGCCGATAAGCTCTGCAATAGTCCGGCAAGCCGTCATGATTTCCGGGTTATGGTCTAAGGACGTATATCCGCTAACACAAATAGAGTCGCTGTTAGAAATCAGAAACCCGATTTGTGAATTTGATGTTCTTTTTTGATTAATGTTTCTATTTTTCTTTTTGCTCATTTCCACCAATCCTCTGACTTCTTAGCATTCTCTAAATCTATCAATAATGCTCGTGTTGCAAACACCGAAGCGTCGAATATATCTATACGCTGATTTGGAGTAACTTTCTCATACTGAATCATATCGTCGGTCTTTTCTATTGCTCGGACATTCTGAACACAATACTCATAAGCTTCCGAGTGTAAATAGTAGAACTTTCCATTCTTGACCATCTTTTCGATGTAACGAAAACCCTCGGACTTCGCCCAAAAATACTGTGGTGCATCGTCCACATGGAATCCGGCTTTTTTCATTTCGATAAAATACTCACGAGCAAATTTTTTATCATGCGCCACTCGCTTGATCTTGAACCCCATGCGCTTTAATTCCAAGAACCAATTAACAACGTCGGAAGTGTTGACGGTTGGAGTATTGCACATATCGAGCCATCCATCATCTTGCCAGCCAAACAACGGGATCCCGTCCTCATCGGCTTTTTTCGCCGCCATAACCACTGGAAACCATGCATGAGTTATTGCAATCATGACATCGTTATACATGCCAACAATACATGCTGATGTAAGGTCATGGAGCTTTGACAAGTCAGCGCCGCCATACCAGTTAATATTTAGCTTTGCCAATTCCGAAAGCGTCCAATTATAAGCACCATCAGATTTCCTAAACTCATCAATATCAAAATAAGCCTTGAGCGCATTGGTAAATCTATTAAGTGACTTTGCTAAAAAGTCCTTGCGCTGTTGTGGGTCATTTAGTGCCTGAAGGGAATCATTCAAAATTTCTTGTGGTCTGATTGTGATTCCGTAACCCGGATTAGCCATCTCATGGATAACTGGATTCGTATAATCAATATCGCCGTTTTCATCCACGTCGGCGCAGGCTATAAAAATGAAATACTGTTCGTCCTTGATAGTTCCGTCAAGAACCTTGCGACAATACTTTAATCGCTGACCTAAAAAACCCTGTGCATTATCTCCGGCTGTACTGATTCCGATAATCAACTTATTTGTGTATGCTTTCATAGCTTCCTTAAACAAGTTGTATTGTTTAGGCTGTTTGAAAGCATGAATCTCATCAACAATAGCGATGTTACAATTCAAGGAGTCTTGCGCATCCGGGTTAGCCGCCAATGCACGTATAAAAAAAGAACCCTCACCGATATTACATTCGATAGAGTGTTCATTGTTGTTATCTATAACTTTTATTAATCCGCCCTTTTTCCCTCGGACTTGTTTTTCACCCATGCGGTCAATATTGTAATCGAGGAAATTAAAAGACTCTAATGATTGCATCAATGCCGCCGCCGCAATGTAGCACTTAGCGCCGGAAGATTTATATAAAAGAGACAAGCTCCAAGCAAGCGCCGCTGCAAAACTGGTATTGTGTGTGACCGTATAACGATGTCCGCATAAATAAAGATGATCTTCACTATCTATTGCAATACATTTTGACGGTTCGTTAGGTATACGCTCAATATTGGCAATGCTCTTTGCTTTCATTCTCGGCGCTAGGGATTCTTTAAGCCTGTCATATTTCCGCATAAGCCGGAAGCAAGGCATTGATTTTGACGTAAAAAAGCTAACAAAAAAAGCCGTACCGCACGGCTCTCCATTACATGTTACGCTTCTTTCTCTCAAAGAAACTCTAATGCCTAAACTTGCAACTAACTCAGCAACGCTTTCAGCAATGCCCCTATCTTTTTGTGTAAATGTACATTGCCCGGATTTCGAGCATGTTCCATCGGTATCCATCAAGCCTTGAAGCAAAGCAAGTCTTTGATTAATTGACCCCTCCATGTATATTTGAGGGATGTGTTTATTGTTATATACACCAAGCTTTTTTAGTGCCTGAATAAATGGATTTACATGTCCCTTGTGAGCATCAATTAAAAAATGTCCAGCTTTTTTCTTTGAATATTTATGCCATTTACAAATATGACCCGAAAATCCGATTAACATCATCATTTCATTTTTATCTTTTTCAGAACATGTAATTGCGCTTCCTGATGATGTTCCATCACCGAGCCAAACTCCAAAAGTATACGGGTCTATTGGGAGAACCTTTTCAGAAAACTCAACTGGTTCATTCATCGGAACTCGGTATTTATACTCAACCCCTTTGTCATCTTTTCTTCGAGTGACAAAATCGTTAAGCATAGAAATTGTTGTTTTTTCAATCCATCCGTCCGTTTGTCTATATTCAGGTTTGAAATATCGGTTCTTTACTTTTTTGCCTTGTGCAATATACTTTGATGCTCTTCGGGTATCTTTTGTCTGTACTGTCCAAATATGGTCAGCACTTGCCTTGATTTTTTCACCATCATCAAACTCAACTAAGAACATGTCTTTGTTAAAGATTTCAGATTCAGCGATAACCTCATGTGGCTTGCCATCTCGACCATAAACAAAATCGCCCTTGTGAATATCACCCATTTTTTTCCAACCATTAATAGTCGGAATATCTGTATCTAAGCTCAAAGCCTTGCTGTTCTTCCTCGGAATAAATATCAAGGCTTCATGGAATCGGACAATATCAGTTCCTTTAAGTTTAAAGCCTACAAGGTTATAAACAATAAACTGATGGAAATCCATCAGTATAAACGGCTTCCCCCTCATCGGAGTCCCGTCGATTGCTTCACCCTGTTGGTGGCATAAAGTCGATTCAATTACCTTAATGCAAAACTCAGGAGCATAATGATCTATTTCATAGTCGGGATTTTCCAAATCTCGGAAAAACCTTTCGACCATTTGCTTTTGTTCTTTACAAGCAATTTTCCGCCCGTCCCTTATTCTGTTAGCGTAATCAAGAACCTTCTCCCAGTTCTCGTGCGATGCCATTTAATGCCCTTTCTAATCCCGACATATCGGAAGTCGATTTAATCTCTAAGTCTTTCAATTTCTTTAATCCGGCTGGTGTAAGTCCTAAGTCTCGCCAATAAGCTAATGCGTCTCGGTTCAAATCATTAATAAGTCGGAGTGCTGGATTCTGCTCGATGTTAGTTGCGCCGCCTTTGTTGGTATGCTTCACAAGTGACTTTGAACCACTCGCCTTGAACATTGCTTCGGTTTCGTCGCGTCGCTCAAGTATCGCCGCCAATGTCTCAATGACAGGATTGAACGGCTCTTGATATGTGCCTACGTCCTCGCACGACTTCACTATTTTTTTAAACCATTCTTCCTGTGTCATAATCAAAACCTCAGTAAATGAAATATTGTTACCTTGCGCCAGCGTTTATAAAATACGTTGTTAATTCTGTCATAAATCCATAGTTTCATTTTGATTTAAAAGCCGTGCTTTCTTGCCCGTGAAATTTTCCCAGCGCTGTATGATGACATCACAATAATGTGGGGCAAGCTCAACCATATAGCAGGTGCGGTTTAACTGCTCACAGGCTATTAGTGTGCTACCACTACCGCCGAAACAATCAAGTATGCTATCATTTTTCTCTGAAAAGTCTTTCAGTATATCCGCAAGCATACCGACAGGCTTTTGTGTCGGATGTACTCGCTTTTCTTTTTCATCCGCAACAAATCCCTGTTGTATTTTTGTGTATTTTTTTACACTATTTCTATCAATATTTGTCCATGCCAATTCGCAATCACTGTATGGATTTTGAAATTGAATATCTCCAACTTTATCCCACACAATCCAACATTTACCCAAAGGCAATTTGTCAGTAAAGTAATTTCCTCCGAAAATAATAGAGTTATCTGCTTTCTCCAAAATCATATCGAAAGTATCTTTTGACGGTGAAAAACTATCCCATTCATCATCATATTTATTAGCCGTTTTCGGACTGCTACCAAAACCGCCAACGCCTTTATCCGCATTTATGCCATACGGAGGGTCTGTCAGAAGCAGTTGCGCCTTTACCCCATCCATAAGCCTATCAATAACATTTACATCTGTGCTGTCACCGCATATGAGCCGATGGTCTCCGAGCTGCCACAGGTCACCGAGTTTGCAAACCGATTCCGCAGGAACGTCGGGAACTTCGTCCTCTTGAATGTCTGTTGTATCAACATCAAACTCACTCAGCTCGAAACCAAATTCCGACATATCAATGTCAGTAATCTCTTTAAGCTCTTCACCGAGTAAATCCGCATTCCATTCCGCAAGCTCACTAACCTTATTATCCGCAAGCCTGAAAGCCTTTATCTGTTCTTCCGTTAAATCATCAGCGACAACGCACGGAACTTTATCAAGACCTAACTTCTTAGCCGCAAGCAATCTTGTATGTCCGGCAACAATTACATCATTTCCGTCAATGATTATCGGACATTTAAACCCAAACTGCCTTATGCTCTCAGCGACAGGCCCGACCGCCGCTTCGTTATTTCTCGGATTCCTATCATACGGAATCAGCTCACTTAAATCACGATATATTATTGTTAAATCGTTACTCATTTTAACCCCCTTAGGTTAATAATTTCCGTAGATTCGGAAACGTCTCCACCCCCCGTTCTCCTCCGAGCCTTTTATAAATCATCTACACGGGGGGATATCTATCCTAAATTTTCGTGCTGTCCGCATCAT